ATGCTCTTTGTAACCAAGATGGGGGTGTTTGTTTTTCTTCAGCTAAACCACCCTCGTTAAATTTTGCAATCGAACCCATGTCCTCTGGGGCTGACTTAGAAGCGTCTACCTCAATGTAGTCATAGAGTGGGTGATCATTATATCCTTTTGGATTCTTGTCTGTTACTTTTGTTGATATTCTAATAGTGCCTATCTGCTCACCTAGCTGCACGTCACCTACAGTAACAGGACGTAGGTTAGGCTGTGGAACTTTACCTGTCTTTTTGTCTGTTTTAGTTAACCTATCCATACGAACAGGTCCAACAAACTGAGCATCTAAAGTATAAAAATGTTTTTTATTAGAACCCCCCATATTTTGTACAGCTACAATGGGATGGTCTAAGGCTCTCTTACCCTCATCTGTGACCATACTAAATTTTTCAGGTTGTAAAAGATTAGTGCGAACCTCTACTCCTGGCTTATTTGTGTTTCTTAGATAGTTTGCTTTCATATCGTCTATAGATAAAGAAGGACCATCATAAAGATTAGCACGAGCTATAGACTTATTATTTTTACCAAAGGTTGTTTTCTTTTGAGATGGACGTGCAGATATAAACAAGTTTTCAAAAGTTTCGTTAGATACATCTTTAGGTTTTTTACCCATCATAATGTAATTGCCAAACTCAAGGTCTAGTTCAATGTCAGCATTTTTAAGCTTATCAACAAAGTCATCACCCTTGTAACCTGGCTTAGAGGGATTAAAGAATTTACCTGGACCTGGCATTATACTACCTGCTGTATCAGCAGCCATTGCTTTCTTTAGTCTAGGATCAAGATCAGAGGCTAAGTCTGCAGAAGGACGTAATACTCCTGCTCCTGACTGTTCTACCTTTTTTCTTGTAGCCTTGACAGGTGTCATGACTTCTTCAAAGGTGTCTTTCTTTCTGATAGCACCCACACCAAATGCTGATACTGCATCAGGATTTACTTCGTATTGTTTTGCTTTATTGTAGAGGGCTTTGATGCCCTGACCACCATACTTAAAGACAACACCACCCAATAAAATCATACCTGCTTCGATAGCAGCACTCTGACCTGCCTCAGTAAACTGTTGTTTTATATAGTCGTAATCACGTTCACTCTCAGGCTTCATGTATTCTTCTATGACATTAGACATGTTTACACCTGCGTCATAGAAAGGAACAAGATATGTTGCTGCGTTATCAATACCTTCTTTTAGTTCTTCTTTAGATACTTGACCTTTAGCATCTGAAAAAGATCTAAAGCCAGGTCTTTTAGAAATAGCTTTACTAAAAGCGTTATCTGTTTGAGCCTCTAATCCACCCTCACTATATTGCCCTGTACCAAAGTGTCTACTGGGTGTGAACAAATATTCTATAAAACCTTTGAAGTCTTCTGAGTAAGGTTCAAGTTTTCTTTTTAACTTACTAATATAACTTTCATCAGGATCATTGTAGTAGTATTCAGAAGTAGGATCACTCTGTAGTATATCTACTTCTGCCATTTCTTCATCAGTGAATCGTGGTTCTTCAGTCTGGTTCAGGTCCATTCACTTCTTCCCTTAAGTGTCTTAGTCTTCGTAAAGCTTTAGCTTCACCTTGAAGTCTGTAAATGTCTTCAGTTTTTAAAGTTTGTTCTAATTGTATGTGGACTATATTCAATCGTCTTTCTAATTCTCTGTCAAAAGGATTCCAGAGATCAGGGTTGTTAACCAATAATTTTAAATGTTTCATCGTTGTTGTTGACCTACATTACCAGAAAATCCAGGCTCACCTGGGGTTGGTACAGACCCTGTTCCTACTTGTCCTCCACCAGAACCTTGTGTATCTCCTGCCTGTGCTCCTGGGGGTGGCCCAGGCTGTGCTTGAGGTGGAGCAGGTGGTGGGTTCTCTGCTTGAAACTTCTTAAGTATCTCAGCTTGAACTGCAGCATCTGTCAAAGAATTAGCAACTTTATCAGGATCAAGATCCATAGAGTTTGCAATCTCTCTGATAATATAATCCATTTTTGCAAAGGGTGCAAGTGCAGGGTTTTGAACGACACCTAAGAATTGCATCAATCGTTGGCTACGTACTTCGTTAGCCATGAGAGAGTTTGTTCCTTCAGCTTTAACTTCTAAGTCACCTTTTATCTCAGGATCAAAATTAAATTGCATGTTAAAACTAAAGAATGCTTTACCAAGTGGACCTAATAAGTAATCATCTATATTCTTTATGACAGTCCTAATGCTGCCATTGGCAGCAGACATAAGCATAGAAATACCAGAAGCAGTACGACCCACTCCAGTAACGCCTGTTTGACCATGAGCGAAAGATGGGAAACCAGTTGACTCATCTGCTAATACCCTTGCTTTGTCGAACATCTGCATGTTCTCGTTACTTACGTTGGGGAACTTGGTGCCAAAGATGCTTTGCCCAGGAGCACCCCCCATTCTGCGAATGACTTTGCCAGGGTAGATAGATAGATCTTGACCTGGTGCTAGGTTAGTTTCATCTACTTCTATTATTAAATTACCAGACAATGCTGCATTGTCCACACTCATACGCATGAAGCCATTCATCAAAGTTTGAGTATCATCCATATTTTCAGCTATACCTACCCCAAAGAAACTGTAAGGGTTTATCTCGTATGGAACTGCGTAATAAGGAAGTATAGCAGGATTAAATGGATTCATTACAAGACGTAGTACTTGTCCATTACAAATCCAAATATTTACAGATACTTGATCTTGGTCTTTTAGTTCTTTTGGAATATCAACGTCATGGTTTTCAAGTATGTCAGTATCTACATATCCCCAGAACTCCAAAACAGAATATCTTTCTGCTCTTGTTTCTTGGTCTGCATCTTCCATTACCTGTTCCCACCACTCTTTTGAGTAGGACTCACCAAGATCAATAGCTTTATCAATAGCGTTTGGTCTAAAGAAAGGTCTGTTCTTAAGACCTCTCATTTGTGACCTAGACATTTTGTGTCTCTCTACAACATACTCAGCCTCATCCATATTGTTAGCATCTGGATCTGGGTAGAAGTTCCAGATAGATACAGATGAAGTCTGTGGTATTGTTTTAAACATAGGGGAGTAATTACCACCCTCATCCCAATTAGGATACTCTTTATCAAACGCAAATGGACCTTTCATTATGCCTGTTCCAAACAAGGCAGTCTCAAAGGCTGTGTTTCTTAATTGTTTACTTGCGTTAGATTCGTCTAGTTGATCATGTATTTGTTTTTCCATTTTCTTTGCAGCAACCAAAGAAGGATGGAAGTTAGGTTGTGATGGTGTTGTGCCTGGGCCTTCTTTTAATTGAGATGCCACAGGTTCTAGTTTTTCTTTTATACCACCAAGTCTTTCTCTTAGATCTATAATTGTTTCACCAGGTCTTAACTTAGTGTCATCTGGTGTCATCAAAGGAGCATCATTGGTTGCTTGTTTTATTTGATCATTAGATTCAAAGTGTACAGTTTCTGCAACTCCATCTGGTAAAACAGTTGGATTAATTGAAAGTGGAAACTTATGTGATCCAAACAAAACATCTACAATTTGACCATAGGCTGCAAGAACCTTGGTCTTAGTTACCTTTACAAATACTCTAGACTTCTCAGTAGATGTAAACTGTACGTCTGTACCATAGATGCCTCTATAGTTTTGATAAGCTTTTATCCATCTCTGTTCATCAGAGTATCTAGCTTTCTCAGCTTTACTATAACGATCTTCAACCAACCCTACAATTCTTCCAACTGTAGGGTCACTTTGTATTTCACTATCAGATATGTCTTCAGCATAAGACGAGTTTTCTTCATCTATATCTAATTCGTTTGTTTCAAATATATCATCTTCTTCCATAGGTATTCCTTAATAACCAAAGGTGGGATCTGAAGCTTGAAAACCTGTTCTTTGTGATGCAGGATCAAAATCAAATATGTTACTACGAGGGCGTGTCATTACACCATATCTCAAAGCATCGTATAGGTGATCTTCTGAGTGTGTGTCAACATCTTCAGGATTTTTTTTATCTAGAGGAATAGAGGGTAACTGAGATATAAGGTTAACGCAATTAGAAAAAACAACAAGTCTAGGCTCCTCTGTAAATTCATCTAGCTGTAGTCTCCTGTGTATTTCGTTTTTACCTGCTACACGAGAACCTCTTGATCTATCTGATGGCCTCCATCGACAACCCTTCATTATCATTTGCTCTGCTAGGCTAGGCCCAGTGTCACCACGATTATGCCAAAGAGAAGAGTCAAGAACTCCATACTTAACTTTCTCACCATCTTCTATGTCCAGGATCATGTCAGCCAAGTCAGTCGCTATAACCTTAGATACGTACAACTCCCTGTAGACAATTAGCTGTTCAGATCCTGGAACAACTGCAAACCAAACTACACCTGTATGAGATCCATATCCATAATCACATGCTCTAAACCTAGTCCAATTATTAGGTATATCGTATGGATCTACTACGTGTATTTGTCTGTTAAACTCTGGGAATGCTGCCCCCTCATTTATATCCCAGTCACCTTCTAAAAGTTGCCTACGTTGATGCTCTGGTAGAGATAGTAGGTTAGCCTCATAGAGTCCATCTTCAGAGAGGTAGGGATTATCGAATAGGGTGGCAGGAATAAATTTTCTTTTGAATAGAGGCTCACCCTCCCTCGAATGACCCCTAGGCCATTTAATGACCTCACCATCTTCATCTGTAGCCCAGAAAGATTTACCTGGAGGACTAGGATCAATAAAGTGTTTTCTTACCCATTGATGTCCTGGTCCACCTGGGTTACTCGTAGCCCTCATGTAAAGAGGTAATCCACTAGCTCTTGTAGATCTAAGACGTGACCTCATGTAATTCCAAGCATAACTAGAGGGCCATTGAGTTAATTCATCAAAACCTATCCAGTTAAATGCTTGACCCTGGTATCTCATAACATCATCGTCACGATCAAGATACGACATCCAGAGTGTTGCACCATTAGGTGCTACCCAAGTTTTATCTCTTTCCATAAACTTTATTCCTGGAACAGCCTTTGGATAAAGCTGCTTACTTACAGAAATAAGTTCTCGTAACTCTTCTGTACTCCTACGAACAAGTAGCATTCGTGCATGTGGATTCGCAAAATATCTAACTGGATCAGCAACCATTGAGTATGACTTACCCCCTCCTGCTGCTCCTCCATATAGTACCTCTTGTTCTGTCGATGCTAGAAATTTAGTTTGTGGGCCTGGGTTAGGCTCAAAGATCACTTCTTGTTTGACCACAGAAGGGGCAACACTCCCCTCTTTCGAGTTTGATGTATCCCTCATCTGTGGCAAGACTTCTGGTACTTCTACCACCAAGTCTTTTCTCTTCAATTTTCTGGCTTTTCCTTGACGCTTCTTTATACTTTTTGGCATACTGTTTGTAGTTTGAGGATGCCCTGCGTCTTTTTTCTTCCATTCTGACACGTTTATATAATCCTGAATGAGATATAGATCTACCTGAATTGTCAGATAACCACTTAGCTACCTGTCTGGTACTATAATCTTTTAAAAATAATTTAGCTTTTTCTAATAACTCTAGTTCATCTGGGATAGGTATTAGAAGATCTTCATCATTTTCATCTTGTTTGTATCCAAAGGGGATGTGTCTCCCTACCCTTATTATAGGATACCATTCACCCATGTCACCCTTCAAAGGTATTTGCCAATCTACTTTTGTTGGATGATCAGCTTGAGTTGCTCTTTTAGTCATCATCTTTCGCAGGTAGAATAAACAAAGGCTCGTTAGCTTTTACTTCTACCTTGTCTGTTTTAACAAATCCTGCACGATCTAGAATGTCTTTAGCTGCTAACATCTTTTCTTTTACACCTAGATCTGTAGGTTCTGTCATAACAGAAAACATTGTGTATGCTGCTTTAGTTGAAGACTGTGCTATAAATTTTTTTGTAAGGTCTGCAATTTCATTTGATAGACTATTTACTATTTGTGTGGAAGCAACACCATCAGCGTATCCTGCAAGTTTCTTAGCTACCACAGGATCACCTTGAGCTTCTTCAAATAATACCTCAAGAAACTTTTGTTGTTTATCTGTAAGTTGTTTTACCATTAAGCCACCATGTAAAGTATAAAGCCAAGTGAACCTACACCTACTAAAAGTAGTGTGCCTGTTACTGACCAAGTAATAATTGCTTCCTGAAGTTCTGCCTTACGATACTCTTGCTCTTTCTTTTGCTTTCGTATCCTGCCCTCAATAGACACTAGTTCATCCCAGGCAGATGGCCCCATTGAAAATGAGATCCATGACTTTAATTCATTTCTCATTTCCTGGGCTTTTTTCTTGGCAGTGAAAATAGCCAAGGCTTCACTCTCTATTGAATCTCCCTTCAGTGATTTCCACCAAGGGGGGTTCTTATTTTTCTGTTCAGCATATGACAGATCACTCATGGCACTAGCCCACTGATTTAGTTGGCTACCCATATCGTTGAGATCCTTCCCCACCTGAAAACCTTTTTTCAAAGCGTTGAAGGCCATAGTCGCCCCACCTATAATTGTAACTGGATCTATGACGAGCCTCCTCCCAAAGCACTCCTAGTATCATCAAAAGAAAGATATACCTCTTTCAGAGTGGCTTACCTGACAGTATGGCTCTCTCTATATCATGTCTGGCAACACCTACATCTTGTAGTTCTCTGTCAGTCATTCTGTTAAGCTGCATACGTGCAATTTTAATATTAGCTGACTTTTCTCTAGCTTCTACTAATTTTTTGAATAATCTTTTAAACATTTTCTATCCTCGTTTATGTTAACCCTAACTGGGTGAGGATAGTTATATACAAGTAGTTATATCAGAGTAGAGATAAATATGCAAGCCTGTTATGCTTCTGGCATCCAAGCTTCGTTGATATGAGGGGTAGAAGGATCATCACCTTTTAACCTACCCTTCTCATCTCTAGCACGAACTCTTTTCTTTTTAGGTTTGTCTTGTTCCATAATGAACTTTAGAACAGCAGGATCTTTTGTGTGCCACTCTCCATGAATGTACTCAGCAAGAACAGCACCATACTGATCAATTACTTTTTCACCATCTAGTTTCATTTATACTTACCTTCTACCTTAAATTTTTTCTTGTGCTCTGCAATAGACTCTTCTTTATAGCGAGTAGTATAAAGCTTACCTTTCCAAGTAAACGTAGGTTTCTTGGCTGATCTATTACGTCTAAATGCTGCAGAAAAAGACTCATTTGTTACTGGCCCCTGTGCAGGACGTTGTTGAGGTTTCTTGTTTGGTTTACTGTCTGGTTTCTTCTTAGTAGGTGGTCCTTTACGAGGAGGAGCCTTTACAGAAGGTTTTGTTTTCTTAGGAGCTACAGTCTTTGGTTTAAACTTCCTATCCTGCTCCTTCTTTTTCTTATCCTCTGGAGGAACTGCATCTACTTTTGGCCCACTCTCTAGAGTAGAAGATCTTAGAAGTGCAGGAGCAGAAGTCTTAGGTTTTGGTTTTGGAACGTTACGAACAGAGTAATCCCTGTTGTCAGGTTTGGTTCTAGAACCCCCTACTACCTTTGCGTCATCACCTGGCCTACTAGGTTTCTTAGGTGAAACAGTTAATGCATTTGGTTTCTTATTAGAAACTGAAGGAACACTACTTGGCTTAGTATCTTTTTTAACAGGAGCGTTAGGTTTCTTAGGAGCCACCTTTACAGGAGATGGGGCTTTTTTCTGAAACTTACCTGTCTTTGGATTCATTGGTTGTTTCAAAGACTTGGGGGGTGGCTTCAAATTATTTATGTTAACACTTTTAGGGGGCTTTGTTACAATGCGTACCCTGGGATTATTCTTAGCTATCTGTTCAGCAATAGGCTTTGTCGTTCTAAAGAACTTACCTAAGTATTCAATAACAATTTTACCAAGTTGTACTTTACTCATTGTTACTTACCCTTCTTCTTAGACATGCCACCATAAAACATTCCTGTCTTACGCATGTCGTTCATACCACCTTTGGCATAACCCTTTTTCTTTTTAGGCATTCCACCCTTGTTCATGTAACCCATTTTGTTACGAACTGCTGTAGGTAGTTTCTTAAGACCTGTGTTACCTGCGCCAGGAGCTTTCAAACCACCTGCTGCATAACCCTTCTTCTTCATGTTAGCTCCACCCATTGCGTAGCCTTTTTTCTTCATGTTGGCCCCACCTTTAGAGTAACCTTTTTTCTTCATCTTTTTCATTGTTCTTCCTCACTATACAAATTGTTAAATACTCGTTGCGTATCCCATACATAGTCTACGTCTTCTTTT